GATGATAGTTAAGAGTTGAAGAAATCCTGTGGAGCAGGAACGCAGGTCTCGATGTAGAAGTTACCAGCGTCGTGAGGATTCTCGCGATCACCTGTGACAACGAAGAGGTCTAGGACGTCGCCAACTTTGCAGTCGGGGAGCTTGTCCAAGGTTGCGAAGGCTTCTTTGTCTTTGGTGACGCCTTTGACGAGACGTCCTGTAGATCCGTTGGTCATTGGAACTTCAGCGATCTCGGTGATGAGTACAGTAGCTTGTGAGCTAGTTTTGGCTTGGTTTAGTATTAACATGTTTAATTCCTCTCTATTTGGTTGGTTGTTTGGCTTTGGTTACGTAGGAAGCGATGAAGTGCTTGCCTACGGCTATGCGTTGCTGACGCTTGAGTTCACGCATCTTTCGGGTGGAGATGAAGAGATAAGTGAAAGGTAAGGAAATGAGAAGCCAAAGCCAGTTGGCCTCCCATGTAAGCTGAAAGCCGAAGCAGACAGCAGCTCCGAGACCGAAGATAGCACCGAAGAGTGCACATCCAAGGGTCTGGATGAGTGATGATAGTAGTAACTTAGACATTACGCTTCCCCCCTCTCTACGTTGTAGGAGTTTCGCTCAAGATCTGCACCGCACTCGTGACAGCACGACTGCTCGAGATCGTTCGGGTAGTCGCAGATCTTGCAGTAAACGGTCTGCTCCTGCAACTGGATGTGGAGTAGATACGCTTTAGCTTCCTCGTACGATGGGAAGTACTCCGTGTCTCGGCTGTTGGGAAAGTACCCACCGAGATCTGAATCGAAGTAAAGAGTCCCGACGTACCAACCAGCAGGAGTACGGAGAACCTGCTGCTCGGAGGATTGCTTAGGACGGAAGGATGTATCTGTATTTGTCATAATGTTTAGATAATGATTGTTGTAAGTGAGCAACCGACTCGTTTCGATTACTACACCCCCCATAGTCCATGGAAGTCAGGGGCGGGAGGTCTCATTGCAGCTACGCTGCATTTATTAGAGACCGATAGAGTCAGGAGGAGCTTGCCGACCCTGACTCTCCGTTTTTTGAAAATAGCACAGCAGAAGCGAATACTTGCAGCTTCTGGAAGCTGGGTTTTTCAAAAAATAGAAGGAGCAGTTCTAGTAGTACTGGGCGAAGGTTCAATGGGCTTCTGTGGCGGAGTCATCCCTTGTCGCTGAGCGACAATCTAAAAGGATGACGATAGCAACGGCGGCAAAATCCGTGGCGTAACTAGCCTTTGCTCGACACAGAAGCCCATTGAATCAAAGCAGGATCGGAATCCGATCCGACAGTACACTAGGTTTGCGGGACTACCCTTGACGAACATGGTATCTCAGGTCATCCACGCTCTAAATCTAAAATTAGAGAGACGGGAGTCGAACTAATAGCTACACTGACCATCAAATTGGAAGAAAGGAGCACTGCTCCGTCGTTACTAATATCATGGTTGCCCCGCAACCCAATGATAGTAGTCCAATTTGTACAAGACGGATATCTTGTCGCGGAGCGACTTTTATACTTTCGTCGGATGGAAGTGTAGTGGTTTGCCCCTGCTTGTCCTTTTGGTTCTTTTGGACTCGCAAAAGAACAGGACAGTCTTTAGTTACGTCGCTGTGATTAAACTGCCGCGCAGTTTAACGGATCGAACGTCGTTACGTTCGTCGTGATCCAACCGCGAAAGGTTGGTGCATCTGACAGCTTGTCTGGCAGAGGCATATCTCACGAGGAGCGCAGCGACGAGGGCTCCATTTTGATGGACAGAGTGACTGAGAATCGAACCGCAGGAGCGTAGCGACGAGGATCGGATCGCAGGGAAACGGAGGACATCGGTACGTATGAGCAGTACGTGCTGTAAGTTGCAGAGCATCAGCATGATACGGACGAACAGGTACATGATTGGGTGTGTCAATGAACGCGACACAGATATCTCTGGCAGATGCAGGCTGTAAGTTGGTGAGTAGCAACAGGTTACAGGGAGTGTGGCAGTAGTACCGTGAGCCGTGGAGTCAGTACGAGCATGGAGATTGGGTCAAAGGTCAGCTTGGAAGGACGAGAGCCTTGGATGTGCAGGCTGTAAGTTGCCGAGCATAGCGAAAACATGTGACAAAGGAACATGTTTGAGCGAAGCTAGGGGGTCAAGGGGGAAGTATGTTGGTTTGCGGTTTAACAATCCCTACCAGCATATACAATTTTCAGTTTTTGTGACACCTGTGCCACCTCTGTGACGCTTTTTTCAAATAGGTGGACGTTATTAATTAGTATCTTTATCAACGACTTACGTAATTTGTGACACTTGTGACACTTTTTTCTGAGTAAATAAAAAAATAATTTTCATCTGACTGAAAAAGGTGTCACATCCGTCACAGATTACGTAAGTACTTAATACTCTTATATGTTAGTTACGTCCACCCCCCTCAAAATAGGTGGCACAAGGGTGTCACAAGTGTCACAAGATAACTATTGACAAACCATGAACCCTTGTTCACATTATCTCTGCAATGCCAGTATCTAAGCCTGATGGACGCACATACGCTGCTGGAAAGCCGAAACAGGTGACCAAGCAGCAGAACGCAAAAAGAACGCGGTGTCACCGCAAAAGAATGAAAGCTGAGGAGGATATGAAAGACGCTCAGAAGGAACTTGGTAAAGTGGAGCGAAAGCTTGCCACCAAGCAACAATTCCTCGAACTTATGAGCCAAGCACCCACTCCTGCCCAGCAGCGGAAGGCACTGCTTGCAATGTTTCATGAGCGCGGGATCAGTCCTATCGAGGAGCTGATGAACTTTACAGATGACCCTGACGTGGACAAAAAGGACAAGATCGCCATCTGGAAAGAGCTGTGTAGTTATACCCAGCCCAAGCTCAAGAGCGTCGATGTCCAAGGTACATTGTCTGGCGAGATGAAGATCATGACAGTGGATTATTCCAAGGTAGCCAAATCCGACCTTGCAAAATCCGTAGAAGGTGAGATAGTTGATGCTAACCAATACGAAGAGTTCCTAAGCGAAGAAGAGAAACATGACTCTGGATGACATCAAACACTTTCTGGCTGAGCATTACAGCAACTACGCAGTCGCGGTAATTGACGAAGACACAGGAGTGCTTGAGTACAGGTACAGCAATGAGATGATTGGCAAGATGCTTTTCAAGGAAGCACACAAAGATATGGAAAGCTACGACGCAGACTGCGACTATGAAGTAGTCTGGGAGGACGAAGACGAAGAAGAATAATGGACGTACAAGTTCCTGCACAGGGTTGGAAGCCGAGACCGTATCAGCTTCCGCTACTTAAATACATGTCCCAACAAAATCGGGGACTACGTGCTGTTGTGGCATGGCATCGTCGCGCGGGCAAGGATCTCACCTGTGTAAACATTCTGGCGATCAAAGCTCTCCAGCGCGTGGGCACATATTGGTACGTATTACCCTACGCCAACCAAGCCAGACGTATCATCTGGAATGGCATGACAGGTGAGGGCAAGAAGTTCATTGACTACTTTCCGCGTGAGATCGTCGAGAAGAAGAGCGAACAGGAGATGCGCGTTCACTTGAAGAATG